TATCAGCTCTGCAGGAGTTCATTATTTGGGACAACGACCAATACAGCAACCGCTCCAACATCGAGACCGACGTTAATACCTACTTCAGCATTTACACCTGATGGCCACCGTTTACCTCCCAGTACAGCCTCGCCTGAACTTGACCAGCGAGCAACGCGCCCAGGGCATCAGTCAGGAGCTGTACAACCTCATCCTGCCTAAGCACCTGCACGAGCCGGACCGCATCACGACGCAGCTGTTGTCGCTTATTGAGCACCCCACAACCGGACAGTGGGCATGCGTTGGCGATACCGACCTTGCGATCAACGTGCACCCAGAGCGCGACGTCACGGCGCTGGTGGCCCTCTTCCCACAGCTGACCACCGACGAGCGTAGCGCCATGACGTACTACATCGCCACCAACAGCACGGTGTACTTCCAGTACCTCATGCCGAGCGACGCGGAACAGCTAACACAAGAAGAAGCGGAAGCGGCAGGATGGTTCGGCGATTCGCTGTAAATTAGAAGCATGGAATTCATCCTAAACAATTGGGCTGAGCTTGTGCTGGCTGCTATGGCTTTTGCTAAGGTGGTCGTGAACCTTACGCCCTCAGTCAACGACAACCGTGTGTTTAGTTACATCGATTTGCTCGTCGACGCTCTTGTGACTAACAACACTAAAAAGAAATAATGGGTATTCTAAACGGCACGGTCTACGTCGTGAGCCTGGGCGCTTCCGGCTCTGAAGTACAATTTGCAGATCAAACTGAGGGCAGCCTGTCGCTCAGCATGGAGACGCGCGACGTCACGACAAAAGAAAGCTCAGGCTACCGCGAGTTGCTTGGCGGCTTGCGCTCAGCCTCTCTCAGCTTTAGCGGTCTTGTCGACAGCACGCTTACGGCAAGCGCAGACTTGGCGTTCCTTGTGGACATGGTTACCGGTCACGCGACAGCGGCTAACGCTCGCGAGACTACCAACGTTATTTTCGGCTTTGACGCTACAGCTACCGGCGACAGCGACAGCCTTTTCACCGGCGAGGCTTTGGTTACCAGCGTGGAAGTCAGCGCCGGCACGGAGGACAACGTAACGGTTAGCGCTACGCTTGAGTTCACAGGCGCGATCACTTACGCAGACGACACGGTTGCCTAATGCAGCTAGAGCTTAACGGCAAGCAGTTCACGCTGCGTTGCGACATGGCTGCGTTGAATCGCGCCAAAGAGCAAAGCGGCATTGAGCTAACTAAGCTGGACGAAGACGGCGATATTGTAGAGCTGTCGAAGCTGCTGTTTTACTTCGCCGAAAGCGGCGCCAAGTTTGCCGGCATTCCGTTTAAGTACGAAATGGACGACTGGCTGCAGCTCATCGACATCAGCGATTTGGCTAAACTCAATACTGCTGTCGGCGCTGTGCTTGGCGGCTCGGAAAAAAAAAGCTGAAGGCAAGCCGCTGAACTTAGACGATATGAAACGGGTAGGCCTGGGGCAAATGCGCCTCGGGCCTACTGCGTTTTATGCCATGACGCTTCACGACTTCTTGCTAGCCGTTGAAGGCTTCTACGAGCTGCAGGAATTGCACGAGCGACACCACTGGGAGCGCACCCGCTGGTCAGCAGCTATGGCGATGCAGCCACACACGAAGCCAGGCGTTCGCGTTAAGCCCTCAGACCTTTGTAAATTTCCGTGGGATCCGAAGCCTAAGAAGCAGGTTAATCAGATGCTACATAACACGCTGAAAAAGAACGCAGATGAAAGCAAGGCTCGCCAATCTTAAAGTAGTTATCGGCCTCAGCAAAGAGGGCCTGCGCAAGCTCAACAAAGACATCCGCGACACGCGCGGCAAGTTTCAACGCAACTTCGGCGAGATCGCCGGCATAGCCAGGAACGCAGCGCTAGCCATTACTGGCACGCTTGTCGCTGGCATCGGTGCGCTCATCAAGAAGGGCGCGCAGATGGAGACACTGCGCACAGGCTTTATCAGCATTGCTGGCGGAGCTAACAAGGCGGCCGCCATTGTGCAGGAGCTTAATGAGTTTACTGCTAGCACGCCATTCCAATTAGAGCAGGTTAGCGTAGCCGCTCGCCAGCTGCTCGCTGTAGGCACAAAGCGATCAGCCTTACAGACAGAGCTGCGCATGCTTGGCGACATCGCAGCTAGCTCTGGCAACAGCATCGAAGACATTGCTGCCATCTTCGCCAAGGTTAAAGCGAAAGGCAAGGTTGAGCTTGAGAACTTAAACCAGCTTGCGGAGCGCGGTATCCCAATCTTCGACCAGCTGCGTCAGGTGACCGGCGACGCAAACATGGAGTTCGGCGCGGGCGCTGTCAGCGTCGAGGACTTCAACACTGCGCTAGCCAACATGACTGCCGAGGGCGGCCTAGCTGCCGGCGCTATGGAGAACCTGAGCCAAACTGTCGAGGGCCGGATAAGCACCTTGCTGGATAACGTCGGCATCGAGCTTGCCGGCTTTGCTGAGAAGACGGGCGTAACCGATGCCTTCAGCAACATGCTGAAAGAGACGACCGAAGCGCTGCAAGGCGTGAGCGGCGTAACGCAAACCGACTTGGCTGCAGCACTGGGCAAAGCTGAGGAGGCTATGGACTCTTTCGGCACAGTCACAACCGCTAACGTCGATGAGGTAGAGGCGTCCATGGCCAGTGCTGCTGCGAGCATTCAGCAGGTCATCGAAGAAGCCAGAGCCGGAGCAACAAAGCGCGTCGGCCTTGCCGCATTCTTTGGCGGCAGCGACGCCGCAATGGAAAGCGTCAAGGAACAAGCCGCAGCCCTGCAGCCGCTTGTCGACATCCAACAAAAGCTGTTGGACGCTAGCGTCGAGCTGAATAACCAGGTCATGGCCGGCACTGTAGCCAAAGCGCAAGAAGCTGCAGTTGTCGTAGACAGCACAGAGAAGGACAAGAAGAAGAAGAAAGCGAAAGAGGAGCTGATTGCCATGGAGCGCAGCCACATCGTGGAGCTTGGCAATCTGAAAACGCTGCAGTCAGACACTGCCGTTAATACGCTGGCCGCAGTGTACGCCAACCATACACTGAAGGGCAGCTACGCAGAAGTGGGCGCAAGCATTGAAGCGACCAAAATGAAAACGAATGAGCTCAGCGCTACGTTTACGGAAGCAGCTATAAATATGGCTGCTAGCGCTGGCATGATTGCCGGCTCCATGATAGCAGGCACAAGCTCAGCGCGAGATATGGGGAACATGGTTCTTGAAACGCTAGCAGGCTTGGCTATGCAAGTGGGTCAAATGGCTTTGGCTACCGGCATAGCAATTGAGGGAATTAAAACCGCTCTTAAATCGCTCAATCCCGTTGCAGCTATTGCCGCAGGTTTAGCACTCATTGCTTTAGGTAGTGTTGTAAAATCCAACCTTAAAAAAGTAGGTAGTATTGGCGACGTGCCGCAAATGGCCGACGGCGGATTGTTTACCGGCAGTAGCCTCGCGCTTGTCGGCGAGGGACCGGGCACAAGCATGATTAACCCAGAGGTTGTAGCGCCGCTGGACAAACTTAAGGGCATGATGGGTGGCGGCAACGTGCAGGTTAGCGGTTTGATCAGAGGCAACGACATCCTGCTAAGCAATGAGCGCGCGCTACTTGATCGCAACCGTGTAAGGGGCTTCTAATGGCAGTTCGTTTCTTCTCCACTTTCCAGAATGATGTAGGCGACTATTACATTCTCAACATCTACGATAGCAGCTTTAGCGGCGCGCCTACTGAGCTGGTCCTGTCCACGCCTGGCTTTGAGCTCACCTTTGAAGGCGACAACCAGGACCACTACCAGCCGATAATCCCCAGCAAGCTGGCGTTTACTGTCTACAACGAAGGCGGCAACTTCGACACATGGCTCAACACTGTCGTGCCGACAGCCTCAGAGTCGCAATTTCTGGTCGAGGTCAAAACGACAACGGAACCTTTAGATACGGCAACAGACATTAAGCTGTTTTGGCGCGGCGTCCTGCTGACTGAGCAGACGCAGCAAATAGATGAGCCAGCGCCTAGCGCAGTGTCTTTTACCGCATGCGACGGCTTAGGCTTGCTGGACCGCCTAGAATTTGAAGATCTAGCTATACCTGTTGGCGCTGACGCTGGCCCTATCTACTTTGTCTACTTCATTCTTAAGCAAGTTGCGCAATGGAGCTTGTACGGCTCGACAGATAGCTGGCTGCGTTACTTCAACGACTTTGAAACCGACGGTTTTACCGGCTCAGACTTTATGGCTGAGAGCGATATGAGCTACCCCTATGTGCCTGGTGTCGCGCCGCAAGAAAACTACAAGCCGTCAGAGGTCCTGCGCAGTCTCGCCGTCACGTTTAACGCTCGCGTGTTTATGGCTGAGGGCATCTTCTACTTTATGCCCATCAACAAGTTCCAGCAGCGCATCGACGCTCAAGGCGCGGACTTCCAAAACAGCATGTACGAGCTAGCCGCCAACGGCACGCACAACACGCTCAGCAGCATTGACACAATTACCTTCTACAATCAGCTGGTCAAGACCAACAGCAGCGCCTTTACT